GTGGTGCTATTATGACTGAACTTTGTGTAGATTATGGAATTGAACGAGTTTGGTTATTATCAGGAACACCTGTAGCAAACAGACCTATGGACTTTTATAACTTATTACGATTAATTAAATCACCATTAGTTGATAATTGGAAATTCTATGCTCAAAGATATTGTGAAGGTAAACAAATTACAACAACATTAAAGAATAGAACAAAAAGAAAAATTTGGATTACCAATGGTGCATCAAATTTAGATGAATTATCTATCAAAACTAGGAATCTTTTATTAAGAAGAATGAAAGATGAAGTTTTAGATATGCCAGATAAAATACGAGTTCCGAATTATTTTAAAATGTCAAATAAACAACAACTAGAATATGACTCACTATGGGAAGATTATCTACTTGAAAGGAAAAAGCAAAAGAAAAAAGGTACCATACAAAGAGATTTAGTTGAATTAGGTTTACTAAGAAAATATATCGCAATGGAAACTATACCAGAAACTATTGAATTAGTTAATGAAGTGATTGAGCAAGGTCATAAGGTAGTTATCTTCACATGTTTTACTGATGAATTACATGCTCTAGCTGAACACTATGGTAATAATTGCGTTATTCATTACGGTGAAATGAATGAAAAAGAAAAACAAAAATCAGTAGATAAATTCCAAATGGAAGGTGGACCAATGGTATTTATAGGTAATATTATATCAGCTGGTGTTGCAATTACATTAACAAGGGCAACATATGTTATTTTTAATTCATTTGATTGGGTACCTGGTAATTCAGAACAGGCTGAAGATAGATGTATTTTTGGGGGGCAATTAGTTATGACTAATTATGGTTATAAAAAAATTGAAGATATTGAAATTGGTGATATAGTTTATACACATTTAGGTAATTTTAAAAAGGTTGTGGGCAAACATACTCATTTAGAACGAAAAAAACTTAGAGTTGATATTAATGCATTTGGTTACAATAGAGAATTATCAGTAACTGATGACCATAAATTATTTATATATGATTCTGAATTAAATACATTTGAATGGATTGAGGCTAAAAATTTAAATATTAAAAAACATTTCTTAACTTTAAAATCAAACAAACAACCTAACTTAAGAAAAGAATATTTAGATGTAACTAACTATATTAGTGATACGTTCATTAATAATTTTAATGTTGAACAAAAAAATGGTAGATTGGTAAATATGGTTGATAAAGTTGAATTAACTAATGAATTATTATATGCGTTTGGATTTTTTATCGCAGAAGGTTGGGCTATTGATAATAATAAGAACAAGGGTGCTAGTGTTAATATATGTCAAAAAATTGATAATAATAAAATGTATGATGCTGCAAAATATATAATAGATATATTTAAAAATTCATTTAATATAGATAATCATGGTGAATATACCGATAAAAATAATGTAAAAACATGTAGTATATATTCTAAAAATCTAGCAATTAATTTTAATAAATGGTTTGGAAAGGGTGTTAAAAATAAAAAAATGCCAGAATGGGTTGATGAATTAAATGATGAACAGTTACAATCACTATTAAATGGTTTTAATCATGGTGATGGTTATGAACGAAAAAATATACAACAAAATGTTACAGCATCAACTAGATTAGGGTCTGAATTAGTTAGATACAATGCCAATTTAAACCACAATGTTAGATTTTCTATTAAAACTCTTAACGGGTTAGAATATTACCAAAGCGAGTGTTCAACTAATGTGGATAATAAATTAAATAAAATAGTTAAAAAAGGTGAATATATTATATACCCGATAAAATCACTACATATTAGTAAACCAAAACGAGGATATGAGCGTGTATATGATTTATCAGTTGAAGATGACCACTCATTTGTAGTGGGTAATTATAATGTACATAATTGTTACCGTCTAGGTCAAAAAAATAATGTTACAGTTTATTATAACTTATTTGAGAACACAATAGTTAGTACAATGTGGCATACCTTGAATAGGAAGAAAAGCATAATTAATCAAATTATGTCAAGAAATGATAATAATACAACCGCAGTTGATGAAATTGTGGATTATATAATAGAAGATAAAATAGAATAAAAATGGTAAAATTATATGGATTTGAAGATTGCCCTTATTGTCAAGAATTAAAAGGGTTATTTGATACAAACGGTATTGAATATACTTATGTCGATGTTATGGCTGATGAGAATGAAAAAGAGATTGGAAAGATATTTGAATTGACTAAACAAGAGTCAGTTCCAGTTGTTTTAGTTAATAAAACAATCTTAGCACCAGAATCTTCATTCAAAACAATAGCTGAAGCTTACAAATTAACTTTAAAATTTTTAAATGCTTAATTGATGATTATAGTATTGCTAGATATTTATATATAAATCAGATATCATGGCAGTAAATGAAGACGAAAAATTAAAAATATTTGAACAATTCAGGGTGTCTATGGGTTGGCCTAATCGTAAGATTGAACTTGACGATGACCAACTTTGTGTACTACTTGAAATTGCAATAGAAGATTATGCACAATACACTCAAGAATGGTTAATTGAACATCAATGGATGTCATTATTGGGTAAAGATGTTGATACAATTGATATGGCATTTGCCTTAAGTGTTAGAAGTTTAGATTTCTCAACACAATATACTTATGCATATTCAAAACAAGTTGGGCTACAAACCAGAGGTCCATGGGAACTTAAAAAAGATTATATAAATGTAGAAGCTGGTAGACAAGTTTATCAGATTCCAGCTGGTAGAGAAGTTAATGAAGTATTATGGGTAACACCACCAACAACAGACAGGGCTTTATTTGCCAACTATGGTGGTCTTAACTATGGTTTAGGTGGTGGATTCGCTCAAATGGGTTCTGGTGGTGGTGCCATGGGTGCTGGTATGGGTGGTGCTGGTATGGGTGGTTATTTTATCGCACCAGCATATGACATTTTATTGACCGCATCTGACATGAACATAAAGAATAGAATTTTAAGAAGTGAGTTAGTTTATAAAATAACTAAAGGTCCAGATGGAACTAGATTACTACATTTATTAAGTACACCAGGTTCTAAATTTAGTTTTGGTGGTGCTATAGGAAATCAAGGTGTTGGTGGTGGAATTAATTTAACTGGTTGCCAAGTTTGGTATTACTATTATGATACTGATAATCCAGAGGAATGTAGATTACAAAACCCTGATATTATCATGTCACCAAATGATGTTCCGCTTTCTAAATTAGATTTCGCTAAGTTCAACGAACCAACTAGAACATTAATACGTCAATTATTTGTATCTGAAGCAAAAAGAGCATTAGGTAGAACTAGAGGTAAATTCGGGGGAGTTGTTGGACCACCAGAAGCTGAAAAGACAATGGATTATGATTCATTATTATCTGAAGGTAATGAAGAAAGAAGAACTATACTAGAAAGGTTAGATGAAAGATTAGCAAGGTTATCTAGTACAACACAATTAGAAAGAGCTGCAAATGAAGCTGAATACTTAAACCGAGCATTAAAATTCAGACCAATGGGTTTTTACATGAAATAAAAAAAGGGACTCTGAAGTCCCTTTTCTATTTTTAGAAGTTCCAATCGTTACCATCGTCATCAATCGAAATTTTATCTTCACTAGGTGGAAATTCTTCATTCATATATTTCTCATGTTCTTTATACACTTCTTCATTATATATGGTTGACCCCAAATCCCTAAGTTCTTTTTCCATTGTTTCACCAGACATAGCTTCCATTTCAGCTTTATAATCTAACCACATCTCATACATATTATCAGCACCATGTTCTACTGAACTATACCACAAAGCCCTTTCTTTTGCATCATCTTCGTAATCAAACAATGCTGCTGATTTAAATAACGGTTCATCCCATTTTATAGATACTAAATGTTCTTTGGTAACCTCGATAATAGATTCTAATCTTAAAGGTAATTTATTATAATTAATCATTTTATGGTAATCAGAAGTCTCCATTCTTTTTAATAGATTTAAAACCTCTTTCTTTTCTTCTTTAATACCTTCTTCCTTTGCTATTCGCATTCTCTCAATGTAATCTTCAGTAAGTAATAACCAATCACCCTCATCAATAAAATTAGGTATTTTATTTACTGAAATCCAGAATTTAATTTCTCTATCCTCTAATCTCATTAAATCTTCTTCATAATCATCTTGGTCACCATCTTCTAATGGTTTACCAGATACAAGTTGACATTCAGATTCAGTAAAAACACTTCGTTGTTGAAGTCGCATTAATTTAGTTTTCTTATCTTTCTCAACACTAATCAATATTCTATCTCTGATATC